CGGGCTGACTGAACGAACCGTGGAACCGGTGCCGGTTGCCGTGGTGACGCCAGTACCACCGTAGGGGACTTGTAACACCCCATCGACAAAGTAACCCTGCAGGGTATCGATGTCAGTGCGGTTGTTGGCAATATTGGTGATGTTGACGTTGACTAAACCCACCAGCCCACCGGGATCAGCGGGATCACGGTCGATCAGATCGATCCTGTCTCCGAGACTGGGATCAAGCATATCCTCAGTGATCGGAGGCCACTTGTCGTTTGTCTCGATGCTGAATTCAGGCATCAGGGACAGGCTGTCCGGCCCCCATGAGTCACACCCGGCAATCTGGATGTAGTAGGTATTCGGATTGCCTGTGCCGGGATGAACCAACTTGTCCACGATGGAGAATGTGTTGGAGTCACCGAAGTGAATCAGGGTGCTCTCATCTGCCGTGAATCCGGGTGTCAGTGATGCAAAGACAAAGACAAACCCACCGTGGGCCTCCGGCCACTGGAAATCGATGTTCAGGGTGGTGTAATCCACCGAGTAATTCAGGTTCTGCAGATCACCCATCGGGTCATTGGTCTGCGTCAGTTCCTGATAGACGGTGTCCTCCAGCCACTCGTCATTTTCATCGAGGTGCAGACCGTGCATCCTGACGGTCGAGAACCGGGCACCACTGGCAGGGAAGGGTTGTCCCAGCGTGGTTTGTCCCATGACTGCCATGACTTCATCGTCAGTGATCTCAGCAAAGCTCACTGCGTCATCGACAATCATTTCTTTGGCCACAATGCCATTGTGAATAAACTTCACGCGGGCGTATTCATCAGCGCCCAATTGATCCCACTGGACGCCAACCTTTGGACCATTGAACGGATACAAAGGTCGGAGATTGAAAACACTGGGATAGGTGAATGTGCGGTCAATCGGGTTGATGATCACCACTGCCGGGTGACCAATAAACAGATTCACCCCGCGCACTCTGATGTAGAGCGGATCAATGAGTGGGATGTTGAAGGAGGCCGTTTCCACGGTGGGCCTGCCTACCTCACCATACTCCAGACCACCGTCCTCTGACATATCCACGATGTAGTAATCAGAGTTCTCGCCACGCCACGTCAGTGTGACATAGAGGGCGCCATCAGTTGTGCCGTAAATGACTGCCTGAAGGTCACTGACTGTGGGGGATGTATCAGCAGGTGGCTCGATGGGCGTGTAGCCCGGAGGTGGATCATTGGAATAAACAGCCTGATCATCCTCCACCGCTTCGATGGTCACCACATGCTCACCAGACTGATTCATCTTGGTGATCTTGGCTTCCAGCATGAAATCATTTGCACGTCCCACGCTGAACCGTGGACCGGCATGATCATCGGAGTAGGCAAAGATCGCGGCTGGTGCTGGAGCATCCAGAATGATGGTGTGATCGTCTGGGATGGTGCAACTGACTGGTCCATAAGGTGACCCGTCAGTGTCCATCAGGTAGACCTTGGGATTCACTTCAGACAGCAGTGGGGAGAGGTCTTCCCAGACTTCCAGCGTCTGATATCCCGTGTCCGATTTAATCTCACCGGATATGCAGGGGACAGTCTGTTCCTGCCCCAGCATATAATGAGCAATCAGGATGGTGTCCATGTATTCCACCACCAGCCCTTCCAGACCGGTCTGAAATACGATTCTCCTGCGTCTCAGGAGACTTTCGCGAGCCATCCTTATGCCGATGTCATAGGCATGCTGCTCGTCTGTGACACCCCTTATCGTAACCTCATGAGGGTCTATAGGTGTGACCCCGGCAGGAACACAATCCAGTGATGTCTCTCGATAATCCTCCAGCTTATTTTTGTAAGTGACGCGAACAAAATTGGTGGTTTCGTTGACCGGCAATGCGTGGTGGATAGCGAAGGAATCCTTGACGATGTTCCGCATGGTGAACATCATCTGAGGGACTTGGTTGGGCAGGTCACGCTTGATAGTGTAGATTCCACCTGCACGCTGAATCGCTCGACCGTTGTAAGGCCGGGCAATGTCATTCAAGGCCTCCCAGACGGTGCCCTTGGAATCAAAGATGCCATTGAATTCCACCCCGGTATCGGCCAGCGTCAGCAGGGTGTCAAGATCAATATACTGGTCAGTGAGCTTGGCACCGTAATCAGCCCGGCAAACATCGGCAAAGGCCCATGCTGCCAGCCGGGTGTGACTGGGCAAACTCCACTGGGAACCGTTCCACACAGGAATCCTGCGCTTAGCCAACACCGAGAACTGACTGAGAGAAGCATTACCAAGACGCTGAGATGCCCGGATAGCAATAGCCAGTCGAGTGGTTTCGGTCGTTATAATGGAAGGGGCAAATGACCGGACACCCACCCAAAAAAGACCGAAGGAAGCCTTGATGCTGGTGGAAGGTGCTCTGGCACGCTTAACGCGCACCTCATAGCGGCCCGGTGCGACCGACTTTGCCATGGTCCACCGTTTGGTGTATTTATAAGCTCCGCTACTTATATTTTTCTTAAACTCCTGCCATTCCCCTAGCGGATCACCGTTATCATCGATTTGTCGCCAGCTTATCCAAACCGCATCGCTTCGACCTTTCTTCCGACCTTTATCATCCACCCAATAGATACCATTAGGTGCTGACCAGTCCCATTCAATTCGAGTAACCGTCGTTCCGGGTGGGTTTACAACATAATGAGTGGACCAAATCTGCGGTCCAAATATTTCAATGTCGTTGACTTCAGAACTGACATGAACATCACTGGGGAAAAGTTCAGAGGGTGCGCCCGGCTGCACCTGCTCAAACTCGTACTCATCAAAAGCAGTGAGTGGAGTATCCTCGTAAAAAACTTGAGATTGATCGATATCCTCTATGGTGCCCAGCGTGATATCGAAAATCTGCACCAGCCATTGTTCGTTGTCGTAAAATTTAGAGTACTGCCCTCCCAGATCGGGGTAGACCTTCATCTCCCCGTACAGGACCGGCATGGGCGCTCCCGGCCTCCTCCGGTTCCCTCGATATCCCACCGAATAATTAGGTGAGTCTCCACGCTCGCCCGGATCAGGGGCTTCCATGGTCAGGACGGTATACAGGGAGTAAGCGGCAACGGCTAATGCGATACCGATGATGACCCATTCGACAAAGCCCGGTTCCGCCACCAGTGTCAGGGTGTCGCCATCCTGCAGGTAGACCTTATCCCAGTCTGCCTGCAGAAGCGGCTCAGAATTAAACAGGACAAGCTTTGGCTGAGTAGTGAGATCGAAGTCTTTCAGGAGTTCCGAGACAACACTGCCAGACTCAACAACCTTGCAGGTGTTGACCGAAGGATCAAGTGGGGAATTGATCTCCAGTATCAAAGGTGGGACGGTAGAAGGTAACCCGTCCGAATTGGTCGGTAATGTCTCGCTCATAAACAACTCCCTGAATTTCATTGCTCTGGTGGAGCAAGCCTCCCTGCCAGTATATGCCACAATGCCGGTCGTTTTTCAGCATAACAAGGTCACCTTCACGGGGACGTTGGACACGGCAGAACAGGTCAGGTCGTTGATGAGCACAGTCGGGAATGTGCGGGTAAAAAGCTTTTACCAAACCCCAGCAAGTAGTGAATGTATCTCCGAGAAATGGCGGAATCATACTAACTCACCAGTCTATAATATAAACTACTTATATAGCATCGGGTGCGATGCGGGACTGTAGCGTTTGCCGGGAAACGGCATATTGGTTGGGGCGATATGCCCCAGCGTGAGCACACAAGCAGTCATGTTATATTCTGCTTCAGTCACCATAAACTGGTAGGGCTGAATAAAATCAATCACTACACTGTCTTTGATGTTATACACAACAGGTCGTAAATCTGCCCTGACACTGGTAGTGCTTTTGACGGCAGAAGCAATCCAGAACTGGAAAGTGCCCGGCACACCATCCACTCTGATCTTGACCTTATTGTCCGGTTCATGTCCCAGCTCAGGTTCCTGCGTCTGCATCGCGAACGGGGCGTAAGTGGCACCGTCTACCGTCACATCCTGATCATGATTGACTATGCGGATGTGGCCGTCAGGGAACACTTCATGCTGAAGATCAACAGCCATCAAATGCCGTGTAAACGTGTCCGCCCGGACATAAGCTTCGCGGATAGCAATGGACATGCTCATAAGTGTTCATCCGTTTCAAAAGCCAGCGTCACTTTCCACAGCTTATCTGGAGGCAGTTCCACCTTGCGCTGGACTGAGGTGATGCGAATCCGGTGGTTTTTCAATCCACCCCCAGTATCGATGGGGCAACTGGTAATCCAGTCTGCCGTCTGATTGGTGTCCTTGAGCAGTTGCTCAAAATCACCCATCTGTGACGCATTAAGCGTCATCGTGATCTGTCCAAAGCTCATAAAATGATTACTGATACGGGTGCGTCTGGGAGGGCCAGAATCCATCTCAGTTTTGATCACTGGCAGACGATCCCTCACATGATAACTACTCAGCTGAGGGGCAGGTAGTGAACTTGGCCAAACACTCATAATTCAATTCCTGCTGATGGATAATACCCTGCGGGTGGCTCGACTTCAGCCGGTATAGTATCAGTGGTAAAGCTGGATACCACAGCATCCCCAGTTGCTTTTACTGCACCCCAGTAATGCTCTGTACTACTCTCCAGACCAGTGAACAGCGCATAGATACGGGTCATGTTGGGTTGCTGGGCAGTGGCAACAGCACCCACCCCAGAGCGGATATCGGGTCCATCCCCAACAACATAAGGCCCTGTAGTTCGCACTGCATAGTAGACAGTGTCCTCAGTGGGATCATTATCTCCCGTCACTTTCAAGGTGGCACATTGTTGCCCCACTCCATCGTTGGTCGGATTAGATAAAGCCATCAGCGTTGCAACCCATAACGGTTCTCCACAGCCGCGAAAAGTCCTCGGCCCGAATTGAGGTCATTGTTGAGCCTCGTCATTGCAGCGGCTACGTAGACCTCGATATCCATACCTTCCTGCTGTACCGTGCCTGCCCTCTCCGCATTCTCCACGATACTCACGTTGACGTTGGGACTGATGTCCTCATTCTTGACTACATGTCCTGAGCCAGTGCCCATCTGCAATATCTCAGGACCGTGTTCTCCTACCATGTAGCGTCCGCCCGGCACGACAGTTCCACCCAATGCCCGACCAGAGACTTTGGTCATGTTGGCCATGTTCGAGAGCAGGCCTGCTCCCAGTGACGCGACCTGAGCGTATGCTGCCATGTTGGCAGGCCAAGGTCCGCTGGCCAGCGCGTTCATCAAGGCCTCGTTGAACTTCATTGCCATCCGGGGGATGGCAATAGCTTGCTCTGCAATCAGAGCGACCTTCTGAGCTTTGGACCCTTCCTTGAGCAGGCTTGCCGTGGTTCGCATGGAAGACTCTGCAGCGGCCTCCATCATGCTCAAGTTTCTCTCTTTTTCCTTCTGGATTTCTTCCTCTTCCTTGCGTCTTTCATCTGCCCACTTAATCCATTTTTTAGCGCGTTCTTCCCGCTCTGTTTCCTCGATCTCAGTGAGCTTGGCCTCATGCTCTTCCTTGAGCTGAATCTCCAACTCGTTAAAGACCCGCTGCAGTTCAGAACTGCTTTGGTAGTACTCCATGTTGGCTTGCTTCATGCGTTCCATGGCAGCAATGCGTTGCTCATACTGAGCGTCCGCTTTGACCCGTGGATCGTCATCTGAGCCAGCCTCGCGAGTCTCTGAGGCAGCAATCTGTCCCTGAACCTTGTCGATCAGTTTCTGTGCTTCCTCACCGATCTTGGCCAGTGCTGCGGCCTTGTTCTCTGCCAGTGCATCGGCTGCAGCGGCAGCACCTGCATCGGCTGCATCCTGAGCTTCCTTTTCTTTCTTGATCAGCTCATCAATGGCTTCTTTGTGAGCAGCTCGTTTGGCCAGCATCTCATCGAGCGTTTTCTGCTGTGCCCAACGGGTGCCGAATCCTGCTTCCTGTACCCGTTTTTGCTGCTCCTCAATCTGCTCAGTCATCACTCGATATTCGCCCAGCAGGGTATGAATCGAGTTGGAAGACAGGTCCATCTCACGGGTTTGTCGCTGGATACTTTCAGAGAGGCTATTGATCCACCCGGTGAACTTTTCGACAGCCCCGGAGGTCTTCACCACCCGCTCAAAGAATTCCTGAACGCTCTGTCCCAAGGTATCCATGGCACCAACAAAGGTTCCATCGGCTGCAGCCGCTGCGGTTCCACCCAATTGGGCCTCCACAGCAGCAAGGATCAGTTCCTGCTGTGCAAACAGGTCACCGGACTCCTCTAACACCTTGATCTGTTCGCGTTGCTGGGCAGTGAACGAGACACCCGCTCGACGCAGGGAGTTCATCCCCAGCAAGGGAGCGTCGAGTGCCTTGGCCAATTGCAAGGTGGCGCCCTTGATATCGGTGCCCATGACCTCAGCCACGTCCTGAGCCACGTTCAGGGTGCGCTCGTAGGCATCGCCAGAGATGGTGGAGAATGTGGCCAGAGCGGCTGCAGCATCCCTGACACCCTCGGTGCTGGCAAGGGTGCTCATGGCAATATTGCGAGCCATTTCATCGATCTGTTCTGCCGTGAACCCAGCCGCTCCACCGGTAGCGTTGAGCACACCTTCCAGCCGGGCCATCTGGTGCTCAGTCTCGACTGCAGCCCGGAAACCTTTGGTCAGGCCGATGGACATGCCGCCCACAGCCGTGCCGAATCCGACAGCGGCTACACCAGCAATTCGGAAGGTTGTGGCCAGAGCACTTAATCGGCCAGAGATACCATTGAGAGGACCGTGGAGCGTGGAGGCAGCAGTTGCTGCCTTCTGGAACTGGTTCGCAAAGAACTTGTTGGTGGTGGTTGCACCCTCCACCGCTTTGCGAAACTTCTTGGTAGACTCGGTGGACTTCTTGATGTGCGTTTCAAAGGATTCGGTATCTCCTTTGATCCGCACCAGAACGTCATTGGTTGGCATGTTTCACTCCCTTCTTTTAGCGGAGGAAAACAACGTCCCGATCACTTGCTCTGAGGTTGCCGGTCCAGCCGCTTCCCGTGCTTTTGCAGCGAAATGTTCTTTCCAAAAATCCAGATTGCAGTAAACAATCCATTCCGAGATTTCGCGACTATCTACTGTCAGCAGCAACTCCCGTACTGAGCGACCCAGCTTTTCTGCTAATGCAAAATAAACTTGTCGCTCAGGACGGGCTATCAGTTTTTTGCAATGTCTTCCACGGCATCATTAGACGTTGCATTCAACTCAGAGGCTAACGTAAAAAGCCGGTCGATAACGACAGAAGATTTCTTCCCAAGTTCTAACACATCCTGAATGGTGAACATGAGATTGCCTTCCTCATTGACGATGCAGTAACTCAGATACTTCGCTCGCATATTGTCATAGTTGGCATCGTTATCTTTGCCCTTGTAAAGGCCTGCCTCATAAAGGTCGCGTGACCTGCCGGTCATCATTGATAATCTAATGGTTCCACCCCATTCGGGGACTTCAACGTCGAGGGTTTTCAAATCCTCACTAGTGAGGATTTGATCCTTGGTCAATAGTGCCATTTCATTCCTTAAGCGGGTTGGTTAATCGTAATCGGTCCTGTGATTCTCAGGGAAGCAGAACCGGTCAGTGCCGCATCGACACCACCAGAGGATGATAGCGCATTTCGCACAGTAGCTTGGAAATCAATTTTAACCCCGTCAGACAACTCCAGCTCAAAGTCAGTGACTGCCCCTGACAGTGCTGCAGCGCGAAGCAATTCCTGCCCGGCAGTAGCTGTGAGGAAGTTGGGGAAGAATTCAAAACTGAACGTGCCCGGATCGGTCAGGCCTGCGAGAAACTCTTTGGACACCGAATCGAGGACCGTAACGTCTATCTCTGCTGCTTCGCCATCAAATCCTGAAAAACTGGTAATATTCTCGATTGGTGTGGGAGTGGCACCAATAGACAGGATGGACTGCTGTGCGCTAATTGCTGTAGATGCCATGATAGCCTCCGTTATTTACTATGCGCTTTAAATAATCTGGCACCCGTAGCGTTCAGGGCGCGAGTGTATTCGATCTGTGCTCGCTCTTTTACGACTGCCGAAACTTCAGGTGGAAAGTATTTGGCTGCAATAGGCTGTAAATTCATCTTGGGAACATCGTAGGGCATCCGGTCTTTACCCGTGGTGCCGGGTGCTCTGCCCCACCCATAAGTTCCTTCTTTCCAAGTCGCTCTCTGCTTTCGCTGGAAGATATGCAGCATCTGATTCTTACGAACAAACTGCACAAACATGTTAGGGAACATGCGTCCTCCAATCTTCACTCCACCTCTCGTGGAACGAGTTTTGGAAGACTTCCTGCGGACAATCTGTCCTTCGGTTTTAACTCCACCTCCCTGCTTCTTTGGCACCTTCTTGTGCAGGGCAATTAGTGGTATAGGCCGGACAAAAACAGTCGCATCGCTGTACGGTTTATATCGGGTGGCCCGTGATGTGCGAATCCGTTCCCGAATGTGGTGTTGCTTCAAACCCGACTTAACTTTTTTGTCCGTAATCTTCCTGCCCTTACTGTCCACCATAGGAAGGTATTGAGTTTGGGCGTAAATCTTTTTAACTGTGCGCGATCTTACCGTGATCCGCATTTTATTCAGTGCTGCAACGACAGCCTGTTTGCCTGCTACTCGCTCAACAAACTCCATATCCGACTCAAGCTTAAATAACGCTCTGAGGCCCGGATCGTTGTTAGCCATTAAAGGTTACTGTCCATGTCAACTGACCTGCCACCACACCCGGATCAACATCATCCAGATAAGTGATTTCAGCCAATCGGCAACCGGCTGTCGGCACCTGTGATTTCCACGCAACTATCGTAGAGACAATTACAGGATCGATATAAGTATCAAGCAAATCATGATCACCGTTCACGACAATTAGCATCAGTATGGTGCCAGCGAACCGAAATCCTCCTGACATATCCTCCTGCACCTCAATCGTATCAAACGATACGATCGCAGCAGGAAGCGAATCATGAAGTGCATCGATATGCCTTCCAGAAAAGACGTTAAGTCCTTTCCCGGCATCATCAGCACCCCTCGCGAAAATATCGCGAACTTCTTTTCGAGACATTACTGCCATAAATTAGCCCGGAGAAACGTAGAGTCGGGTGAGATAGCCGGGAGAATCCAGAATCTGATCCACCCGGTATATCCTGCCGTCATTGTACGTGACCAAGTCTCCCCGGTCTGGGTCTGGCACGTCCTTTGGATCGAGGTTGAGCATAAGCCCACGGGTGTACATGCCATCGTCATCCATCGTGGTGACATCCTGTTCCAGCGTCACGTTGATGGTCTTGGTCTGACCCGTTGTCGCAGAGTAGTAACTGACTGCCTCACCCGTAAGCTTGAGCCAGTCAGTAGCACCCTGTTTTAGCCTTGCTCCGATCACCCGTTCAAGCGAACCAGAACAGTGGCATCTTCAGTAGCGGCATCCTTCACACAGACCCCACCCCCGGCAATGTCACCGGATGCAGCGATTGTGTTGACGGGTGCAGCATTGGCCTGCACAGCATCACCAAAGCTGAAAGCCTCTGCACCCTTAGCTGCTTCGATCACACCGGTCAGCTTGACGCTGATCGCGTCTCCAGCCGAGCCACTGCCCAGAGCAATACCGAGATTACCGTTTACTGAGACAAAATCGTCGGCAGTAACGTCACCGGTTGCAATCATTTCGATTACGTCACCGTCTTTTAAATGAAAAATCTGAGACATTTTATTTCCCTCTTAGAGTTGGGCGAATTGGGCGAAAATATTTTCGCCCAACTTCTTATGCACCGGGGTTGTAGTAGCCAGCTCGCCATTCCAGCATCGCGATACCGAAATCGAGAGTAACTCTCCACTGAACTCCTCGCGTAGAGAAGAGATTCTCCATCATCATTTGAGGTTCAGTGTTCCCGTTCAAAAAGCCCACCTCGCCCACTGCTACGTCGCTGGGAGCAGCAAACAAGTACCAGCCAGTGCCAGTCAGACGGGGAGTATCAACCACAGTCACCATGTTCTGGACCGGGTTACGCGCCTTGCTGTTGGCCTTGGTGATGTCAGTCTCAGACTGCAGCACCTGACGGGCGCTATCACCCAACTCCACCGGGCAGAGCAGGATCGACGGCATGATATCGATGTACTCATTGGAAGATGGGTCCTTGTGCCTACGCATAGTGGCCCGTGCCTTACCCAGAGAGGCTATAGAGATGGCTGAGCCAGTTCCCTCAAGGTTGTTGTGGTCTGCGTGGAACAGGGGAGTGCCATCACCCATGACCGGGTTGGAAACAAGCTCAGCATAAGCGTTGTTCTCAACGGTCCTGCGAGCGGAGCGACCCATCTGAGCCGCAATGTTGGTGAGGCCTCCCAGATCGTCATCCACGATAGCCTTGAAGGACATGTCGAAGATCATGCCGCGCTCTTCAGCCGCGATCTGCTCTTTGGTGGCATCCTGCAGGTTGGTGCGCTTGATCTCACCGTTCTCTGCCAGTGTCGGGAGATCACCAAAGGTGCCCAGACGATACCGGTTATGAGGCCTGAAGTCAGACAGTTGACCGGAGGCAAGGAAGGAAGACCAAGTGTCCGGCTGGATGCGATAAGCGTTCAGCAGCACCTTGTGCATGACGTTCTCATAGAGGACGGGGAAGTCGCTCTCAGAAGTCAGTGCAGCTTTGATGATCTGCTCAGTGCCCATCTTATCGACTGGTTGTCCCATATTCTGGACACAGACACGGGCGACATCGCGCATTGAGAACCCACGATAAGGGTTATTGGGATCATCCTTCTCGGTGATCACACCGCAACGCTGGAGCGCACCATTGATGACTCCTGCGCGGAACTTGTCACGCTCAGAACCAAGGTCTTGGATGCGAGTCGCCCCGCCCAGTGGCTCAGGGCCGTCACCGGCAAGTGCATCAAACAATTTGTCGGAAGCCATCTGGAAAGAGCAGTCAGAATCCTCGATGCACTGAGAACGCAAGTCAGAGTGCTGAGGGAACTTCTTAAAGATGCCGTTGATCCGAGCTTTGCGCTCATTCTCCTCAGCAATCGCTTGCTCGCGAGCTTCCTTGGCGGCAGATTCCTGTACCGCTTTCAACTTTTCATCAATGTTAGTTGGTTCGGGCATTGGACTGCCTCCATTGTCGTTGGTATTTCCACTAATAATACTATTGACCGGTTCCGGTGGCCTTATGGGCAATAATAGATGTTGTGGAGTGTTTTTAAAACGCTCCTTAGGTACTAATGCGGCAGCAACATCAGTTACTTGGACGATTTCATCGGCCAGACCGACATCAACTGCGTCTTGCGCTGATAGCCAAGTCTCCTCAGCTAACATTTTTCTCAAGGTAGGTTCTTCGATGCCTGATCGCGCATAAGCACCGATCATGCTGTCCTCCACCTTGTCTAACACGTTGGCTTGCTTTCGCATCTCCTCAGCATTTCCCACAACCGCACTCCACGGGGAGTGGATCATCATCATGCCTGCGTCAGAGATCGAAATCAGGTCACCGGCTTGTGCGATGACGCTCGCGATAGATGCTGCGAGTCCATCGATCTGCACATTGATTGCGGCTGGATGCCGCTTGAGTGCTGAATATATTGCGACACCGCTGAAGACAGACCCACCGGGAGAATTGATGAAAACGTCGATATCCTGAACGGCTAGGCCTGACATCTCGTTGAGCAAGTCGATGACTTCCTGAGGAGAAGTCTCGTCGTCGAACCATTTTTCGGAGACTATGTCACCGTAGATGTACAGCTCGCCCTTTTGAGTCGTCTGACCCTTTATCGTCGTCTTTGTCGCCCTGAGTTCTAAGCCCTTTGCCTTTGCTATCACCGTCATCTTGGTTCTCCCCGAAATTGGTATCGTCAGTGGAGGAAACGCTGGACAGATCAATCTCTAACTCTTCCAGCTCATCACGCTCACGCTTAATTTCCGCGAATACTTTACGTGGATTCTCTCCACGCTCTCTAATCACCTGAGAGATCGATTTAAACCCGGCCCGGACCTGTATCAGGTTGGCTGAGGATTCTTTCGCAGGATCGATCCACGGCTGCACTGGACCCCTGAACTGAGCGTCCATCCAACTATCCTGATCCACCTCAGAAGGAACTTTGATAACTCCGGTCGTAACACCCACTGTGAGAAACTGCTCCCACATGGGACGACACACCTGAGAAATAAAGTTAGCCTGCAGCGTGTTGTAATTCACATAGCTGTCAGATAACTCCTGCCTCTGTGCAGAATATGTCCCTGAGTAATCTTTTGCCACCGTGGAGTAGCTCGCGTTCACCCCGGAGGATGCAGCTTTAAGCATACTGTCCCTGAACGGCTGCAATAACTGGCTCGGTCGATTGGGGCTAATGTCCCCGATTTCCTCACCCGGCAACAGGTTGTCGTAGATAATGCCCGGTGCCATTTCAAAAAACCGTTCCTCTTCCTCAGACTCTCCGGGGGTGTAGAGGTCAGGGTTCCCACGCTTGATATAGAGTCCCATGCAAGCCGCCATTCGGGCAGCAACCCGCTCAGCTTCCTCGTAGGATTTCAGATCGTGGAGTCGCATCATGACCGGTGCGAAAGCTGAGACACCTCGCGTCTGACCAATTCTGTTAGTCAGTTTTGCGTGGAGCATCTGATCCGCTGGGATCATTTTAGTTTCGATGTCCCACGCTTTAAGACTGCCCGGATGTCGCTTATAAACCCGGTACTTTACCGGCTGCCCCCACTCGTTTTTAACTACCCCGTGGAACACGTTGGACTCGACGTTATCCGGGTGGTTGATCGGCACCATATCGCACTCTAACAGTTCCACTGAGTACGGAACGAGAGTGCCATGGTTCAGTCCACGCTTCCTGCCCATGACATGGTGGACAAAGACCTCGCCATCCCGGTACATGGACCGAACCAACAGTCTCTCCATGGATGATCGTGTATGCTGCCCGGTAACTTCAGGGCGCTTTGACCAATCGTCATATAGCTTGATCAGCTCATCAGCAAACTCCCGGTGGACCGTGCCGTCTGCCTTCCTTGGCAGAGGTTCCACGGTGATGCCATCGGGACCGATGGTGTTGTTCACCAGTGTGGACAGGATGCCATTGACCAGATCATGGTTTTCTTCAAGATAACGGGCTTGCTCCAGCAGAGTGGTATTGGCCATTTGGATTGGCCGATCTGCATCCCCAGTGGACTTCTTGATATCATTAGTTCTGGTGACAGTAGTTGTTTCGTAGTTCCCGAAGAACCGATTAAAAATCCATCTCATGCCTGAAAGTCCACCAGTTTGTATGGCTTTGCTTTAGCCAGTGAGTTGATCTCAAGAATGATCGCTCGACGGGCTTTCAGCATGTCGGAAATGCTCTGATATTTGATTCGCTGACCTCCGGGGTAATCAACTTCGCTTACACCAGATTTAATCGCTTCATCGAGTGCATCTAGGTCTTCTCGTGTGAAACTCATTACCATTTGCCCTCGTATCCTGCCCACCTACGCTCATGCTTTCGGGACTTTGCTTTTGATGCCTGTTTTGGTCTTACAGCCACCTCTTCTCTGTCCTCAGGTGTGTCATGGACCACCTCTCGCAGGCTTGGCATTTTCCCTAATTTTAGTCCACGGTGCTGGATAAGAATCCTCAACGCAGCAAGGGCATATACCCGACAATCTAACGCTTCGTTCCTTCTAGCGCCAGCATCCCACTCAAAATAGGCTACGCCCTTCCGATATTTGCGGATGCGCTTCTCTGACGTGACTTGCCGGAAATATGTCTCATCATAATCATCAGAAACCGGAAAATGGCAGTACCCGTCGATAAGTTCCCGAATACGAAATCGAGAATAGATCAACTCCTTTGCCGTGTCCGTACCGACTAGGGTGAGCATCGTCTTGTGCTCCTTCCCCGGTCTTCTGGGGTATCGTGCTATCTGCTTCCCAAATTCTGAAGACCCTTTGACCGGGATAGCCCAATGTATTCCAACTTTCTTGCTCCATTGGTAGACCTCGTCGGTGTAATGGCCACCTGAGTCGATACAGACCAGTCGAACATTGAAAATGTGACCACTTGGATGCTGAAAATCCTGCCTCAGTTCCTGCTCCAGTTTGGTCCAGACAATCTGCTGGCCCGGATCACCGATCAGGACGCGATACTTTATGCCCCATGATGTCTCTCCTGCACCGTAACCAACCACCTCATACTCGATGCGGTCATCCTGAACATCAACTCCAGCAACCAGTACAGACACACCGTCAGGAAGATCATTCCCGTGAGGATAATGCTCGCGACGATTGTAAAGAGTATCCCACTCGACTCGCTCACCCTCATCCTCACTCCAGCACTCTCCGAGCGCGGTATTCACCCATGTCTTGAGCTGTTCAGGGCCACCCCGTTTCGCGATCATGAAATTGGTAGCCATATCCCCTAATTTAGACCATGGGCTGTACATCTCGTTGATATGGAACCCGGCAATGGACAGCACCTCTGGCCGGGAGGGTTCCCAGTGGCCTTTAGAGACAGCTCCCCACCGCTCAGCATCAGTCCATAACGCTCCGCAGGAAGGGCAGCAGTATTGAGCAAGGTGTGGCTCATCCTTGGGCCATTTAACCTGCTTCCACTCAAGGACTTGGAAGTCCCCGCAGTGAGGGCAGGGAACGTGGAAATGTCGCTTGTCCGACTCCTCCCACTCATCATCGATTCTGCTCATACCTTCAATCGTCGGGGTGGAAACTAGGATGGTTTTTCTATTCCAAAACGTCTGAGAGCGTTTCCGGGCAAGACTGACAGGGTCACCTTCACCAGACTCCGCCCCACCGACATTCACCGGGGCGCGGTCCACCTCATCAATCAGGACCACCTTCACAGGTCGGGAGGCCAGCTCAGAGGCTGAGTTCATCCCGGCCAGACTGATGTGTCCTCCGGGGAAGACCTTCTGCAGCAGGGTGGAACCTTTCTTGGTGGCTTTACCCGTCCCACCCTGATCGTCGGTCAGCTTGCCAGCCAGTCTGGGGGAGTCTCTACAGGCTGGCGTTAGCCGGTCTTTTGAAAAACTCAGGGCCATATTAACCGTGGGCTGTAGAAATAACATCGGACTTGGATTCTGATCGATGTAATACCCGGCAATGTTTAAAAGCATTTCAGTTTTGCCGATCTGCGCGGAGGATTTGATCACCACGGTGTGGACCCGTCGATCCGAGATCGAGTCCATCATCCCACGCTGGTATTCCGCTTTGCTGGTCTTCCAGCGGCCCGGCTCAGCAGAGGACTCCGCAGACAATCGACGGTGTTTGTCTGCCCACTGGGAGACAGTCAGTTTCTCAGGTGGCTTGAGACTTTTTGCTGCCTCGCACAAGAGTTGGTCCGCTATCAAAGCGTTTGATGAATTCTCCAAGATCGTGCAACTCCTCTAAAGCTTCGGTCAGATGCTCATCCAAGGCCTCCTCCACATCGATAGGGTCGTCCATGGAGGCCACTTTTGGTGCCAGCTTAGTGGGAATCGAACAAATTCTTGTGCGAAAGGCCACAAAGACCCGCTGTGCTTGGCTTAGCATAACGTCATAGGGGATAAATGCCCCCGATTTCAACTCCATGTCGAAGTCGATTTTCTCCACCTGCTTCTCCGCCAACTTCGCTCGTGCAGCGTTAAGGTCCACCGCTTCCTCGCGTTCATCCAGTCCGTAAAGCACTGGGAGGACATCCTGAGACTCAAACAGCTTTGAATTCCGCTCACCCGTGTGGAATGGCAATCCACGCAACTTCCGCGACACCGATTCCCTCGATAGCCCGGTCAGATCAGCAAGTTTTGCGATAGATTCCAGCGACATTAAAATTTCCCGGCAAAATAGTAAAAACAGCTCCCTTACAGTCTAACACGGGCGTAAAGTGGCACAAAAGCCATATAACGGAAAATAATTGCCTTTTTAGGCTAAATATGCATTAAAACGGCTTTTGGGGCAGTCTCAAGACTTATATATGCAAAAAGATTGCAATATACTGATTTTAAAGCAATTTTTTTGCACTACATAAGGCCTATATAGGCCAGAAAAAAATTTTCGACCCTCGGCGCGCCCGCCCACC